GTATTTGTCACCGATCAGGGCGAAGTCATCGTTTATCGCGGCACCGATCCCTCCAGCGCCTCTACATGGGCGCTGATCGGCGTTTGGATCATTGGTGCGCCAATCTCCCGTCGTTGTGTGCAGAAATACGGCGGTGATTTGCTGATTTTGACGCTAGATGGCTTGATTCCGATGGCATCTGCGCTGCAATCGTCGCGTTTAGACCCGCAAGTAGCCCTCTCGGACAAGATACAGGGCGCTTTTGCAGCGGCAGCGCGTACTTACAAGACAAATTTCGGGTGGGGACTACTCTACAACCCGCTCAACAACGCCTTGATCGTCAACGTACCTATTTCTACGGGCAATCAGGTGCAGTTTGTGATGAACAACATCACGAAAGCGTGGTGTCGGTTCACGGGATGGGCTGCTAACTGCTTTGCGTTGCTCAACGACAAGCCGTATTTCGGCGGTGATGGCTATGTAGCCGAGGCTTGGACGACCGGATCAGGCGTGGCAGGCTTCAACGACGACGGCATTGCGATTAGCACGCAGGCGCTGCAAGCATTCAACTACTTTGAAACACGCGGCGTTATCAAGTATTTCACACGCGGTCGCCCGACCATTTACAGCAATGGTCAGCCAACCATCAACATTGGCATAAACGTAGATTTTCAGACCAATGCTGACCTTGGTGCGCTGTCGTTCGTGGCAACGCAATATGGATTGTGGGATGTGGGGCTTTGGGAGCAAGCGGTGTGGGGTGCTGACCTCATCATCACCAACAACTTTGTGGGACTTCAAGGGATCGGTTATTGCGGCGGCATTGTGTTTAACAGCGCCAGCAAAAACGTCTCTATGGAGTGGGCATCAACCGATGTGGTGTACCAACTCGGATGGGCTGGCGCATCGTAACCGGCCCCCATGTTGGGGCATGGGTCACCGCTCAGACAGAGGGCGGGTTTGACCCTAATCGGTCAGTTGCCATCGGCCTAGAACGCGACGGCGAAATCGTCGCTGGGACGGTATACGAGAACTGGAACGGGGTCAGCGTGATGTGCCACATCGTTTGGCAGCAAGTGACCCCGGCGTATTTGGCAGCGGTGTATGACTATCCCTACAACGTTGCGAAAGTTGATAAGATCATTGGGCCAATCAGCAGCAACCATACCCGGGCGCTCGCATTGGTCAGCAAGATGGGGTTTTCGGAAGAAGCGCGAATCAAAGGAGCCGCGCATGATTCTGGGGACATTGTTTTGATGACGCAGACACCTGACAAGTGTCGATATTTGGAGCCTCGGTATGGGCAAAAGATCACCGGCACCGCCGCCAGCACCTGACTACACCACCCTTGCCATCAAGCAGGGTGAGGCCAACTTGGCAGCCGCCAAGCAATCGGCCTATATGTCTAACCCGAACGTTTATTCCCCGACGGGTACGCAAACCGTTACGTGGGAAAAGACGCGCACGACAGACACCGACGCCTACAACAAGGCGATGGAGCAATGGCGGCAAGCGTCAATGGCAAATCCTGACGGCTACGTTGGGGAAATGCCGACGCAAGCACAGTTCCAAACCGAAATTGAACAGCCAACCGTTCGCCAAACCATAAACCCGAACGCTGAAGCGGCGCTGCGGCAACAAGAACTGGCGCAGTTGTACATGTCGCAGGCTGCGTCGGGCGCTGCGGCGGGCTTGGGCGGTCTTGGCATTGCCTCGGCCTTTGACGCTCGTAGCATCCCCGGGCTGCAATACAGCGTGCCGGGTGCAGGCGCGATTGCGACCCCGGGCAGTTATGTCCCCTATCGCGGCGAGGCCGGATTTGTGGACATGGGGTTTGCCACGGGCGATATGCAATTAAACGCCCCGGGCGCGGGTGGATATGCCCCAGCGACGGGGTATTACACCGAACAACTCCCCGGGCAAATGGGGACGGGTCAGCAAGCCTTTGGCGGCCCTGCCGCACCCGGCCTCGGACAGTTTCAGTATGGCGGCCCGCAAACAGCCGTGGGCGAGCAAGGGTTTGGTCTTGCTGGCTCAAGTTATATCGGCATTCCGCGTGAGTACGGCGTGGACTACTCGGGCGTCGGCGGCGTTGGGCAAGGCACCGGCCCCTTCACCTATGGACAAGCCTTTGGCGGCCCCACGGGCGGCCTCTACGGCATGGCAGGCGGGGGGCCGGGAGGCGTTCAGTTCGGCGGCCTTGATACGTCTGGAATGCAAGGCATTCAGGGCGGCGTAGGACAGTTTGGGTACGCGCAGGGCGGCCCACAAGCCGCGCAGTTGCAGGGGTTAAACCTCGCAGGTGTCGGCGGTGTAGCAGGCGGCATGACTGGCCGCGAGTTTGGCATGGCGGCTGGTGGCCCCGGCGGCGTGCAGTTCCAAGGGCTTGATACCTCCGGCCTTATGGGCATCCAAGGCGGCGTTGGGCAGTTCGGCCAAGCGCAAGGCGGCATGGTCGCTGGCCCGCAACTTCGCGGCCTTGACCTCTCTGGCATCGGTGGCCCGCAAGGCGCTCCTGCGCAGGGTCAATTCGGTTACGCACAGCAGTTCGTCCAAGGCCCGCAGTTACAAGGCCAGATTGACGTTGCCAACCTCGCTGCCGCTCCTGTGCAGGCTGGCACTACGGCGCAACAAGCCATTTTGTCGCGCCTTGCTCCGCAGTTGCAGGGCGAACGTCAGCAATTGCAGACACAATTGATTAACCAAGGTTTGCGCCCGGGCGGTGAGGCATACAACGCCGCGATGTCGGCACAAGCGCAAAAAGAAAACGATCTGTTGCTGCAAGCCGCAGCGCAGGGCATTGCGCTTGACCAAGCAGCGCGGCAGCAAGGGTTTGCTGAACAGCAGTCCCGCGCAATGTTCGCCAACCAAGCGCAACTGCAAGGCTTTGGCGCTGGCATGGAGCAGGCGGGCCTCTACAACGTCGGCCTCGGCCAAAACGTGCAGCAGTCACTTGCCACGCAAGCCGCAGCAAACCAAGCGCAGCAGCAAGCGTTCCAGCAGCGCCTCGCGGGTGCGCAGTTCGGTCAAGAGGCAGAACTGGCACGATTTGGCGCAGGGATGCAAAGCGAACAGGCTCGCAATCAGGCTATCGCGCAAAACACGCAGTTGGCGTTGCAGTCAGGTCAGTTCGCCAACGAAGCGCAAGCGCAGCAGTTCTCGCAACGTCTTGCGGCGGGAGAGTTTGGGCGAGAGGCTCAATTGGCGTCGTTCCAGACGGGTCAGGCAGCGCAAGATGCCGTCAACCGCGCTATCGCCCAAAACTTCCAGCAAGCGATGGCGGGAACCGAGGCAGATCGCGCAGCCCAAGCACAGCGGTTTGGTCAAGCAGTTACGGGTGGCGAATTCGCCCAGCAACAAGCCCTTGCTCAATTCGGCATGGGTCAGCAAGCGCAAGAAGCAGCCAACCAAGCCATTGCGCAGAACTTTGCCCAAGGCCAAGCCGCACAGCAGATGCAGAACCAAGCGGTTCAGCAGAACTTGCAGAGCGCCCTCGCCGCAGAGGAGGCGCAGCGTGCCGCGCAGGCGCAACGGTTCGGCCAAGCGCAGGATGTCACCGGATTGCAAGCGCAACTTGGCGCACAGCAGTTTGGTCAGCAGGCGCAGTTGCAGCAGATCATCAACGCCGCTGGGGGGCAAAACTTCCAGCAAGCGTTGGCCTCGCGTGAGGCGTTCAACCAAGCGCAGCAACAGGCTTACCAGCAGGCGCTCCAAGGCCAGCAATTCAACCGCGAAGCCTTGATGCAGCAGTTCGGCATGGGCCAGCAGGCTCAAGAACTCACCAACGCTGCCGCTGCACAAAACTTTGCACAGCAGCAACAAGCCGCACAGTTCAACCTTGCACGCCAGCAGCAGCAAGCGGCACAAGCGGCGGGACAGGCTGGTTTCTACAACGAAGCGCAGGCACAAGCGTATCAGCGTCAACTTGCCCAGCAAGCCGCGCAGAACGCAGCCCAAGCGCAACGGTTCGGACAAGTCATGGATTACCAAGGCTTGCGCAACCAAGCCCTCGCGCAAAACCAAGCGCAGGACTTCCAGCGCCTTGCCGCACAGAATGCCGCGCAGCAACAGCAGTTCCAGCAAAACATTGCCAGTCAGCAGTTTTACAACACGGCGGTGCAACAAGCGTTGGCACAGCAGGCGGCCAT